TTGGCTGTGCTAGTGCTATGAAGGTGTTGCTAGGCTCGGTGAATACAATCGGGTCTTTGATTCCTGCGACTGTCATAGTCCAGTCTGAGTTGCGTCTGGCAGGGGTTAGGTTAGCCTGAGCTGGCGTGAGTAGCTTATTGACACGCTCAATTAGCTTTAGATTCATACTAACAGACTGTTGCTCTTTGGACTCGACTAGTTGAGCCTTCACGATAATTGAGTCTAGGTCAGGCTTTGGTAATCGTGAGCCGTCATTGAGCAGGGGATAGGTGTGTCCACTATCAGTCTGAACTAGAGTGTTGGTGATATGGAACTGATTCGTGTCTTTGGAATTGTCCCTGATGAACTTGACTGCTTGCTTATCCAGAAATGCTGAGAACTCCTCTGTTGGCTCATCTAGTTCGTAGACTGCTTTGGCAAGGACATACCTGTCCGTTGCGTAGGCGGTGAGCTGATTCGAGTGAAAGTCCAGTCGAATATATTTGAGTGTGTCTAGGTCTTTATCGGTTAGGTCAATCATACTGGCAACTGATAGTGCCACTTGGTTTGGAATTGCTACTGACATATTATCTCCTTTGTTATGTTATGTTGGTGTATAGTATATTTACATTATACTATATTTTTTTAGAAAATATATAGTATATGCTCGTATAGTATATTGGTATTATAGCATACTTTCTTTACATATTCAATCTTTTGGGGTATTTATTTTACATATTCAATTTATTTTAGACTGATTCTTATACCTATCTAATAAAATATTATTATATAATATATAGTATATAGCATTTATAGCATTGGTGGTGAGGTGAGTAAGAATATTTACATATCCGATTCAGGCTCGACCAGTTCCATTAGCTTTAGATTCTTGCCAAAGGCTTTCGAGTCTAGCTCGACATATGGATTCTCCATTGTCGTTCCTAGTATCTTTACTCCAACCCACTCGTCTACTGCCTGATACATAACTTCCACCAAGCCACCAGTAATCTCTGACTTGTAGATTTGTCCTTCTTTGATTTTCATTTACTCTCCTTCGCAATCGTGTCCATATTCTAGTTCATCACAATCCATATCGTTCATAGGGTCAAAGACTCTCGAACACTCAGGACATCTAACCTTCTTGCCATAATCAGCAAGGTAAGCCCAATCTTTATCCATTACTTCTCCTTTGTTATATTCACATTATAGCATAATCCATACCTAATGTCAAATCCTAGCTCAAAATAGGATAGCGTGTCATTAGCCTTGTGAGCCTCATACAAGCCACGAAGGTCTTGACAAGGCAATCATACTACCCTTGACCTGTTATGCCCTCTACGAGCCTCCTGTGGCGTTATCAAATCGTTATCATAACCGCTTGACATCTGGTCTTTGATATGGTAAGATGTAGGTCTTGCGAGCGCATAGCATACTTTGATTCATTTGTCAAGCGTTGTTACCAAATCGTTATAATCCAAATTGGGTGTCAATCCATTATACCAAAAAAAAGTTCGTTTGTCAAGTGCCGTTATCAAATCGTTATAATTGTTGCGGCAAAAGAAAACCCTCCAGCGATAAGCCAGAGGGTCTTCCCAACCAGGAGAGGTTATGCGACAGTAAGTTCTTGTTCGCCTTCACAGAGATTACAGAAAGGCGTACAATCAAAGTTGCCTTCGTGATTCGGACACTCTATCATTTGCTACTCCCTAATAGTTCCTTACGCTTGCGTGCCTGTTTGATTGTAATGGTGCGAACTTTCGCTAGTGGTGTTCGCTTGCTGTCTGGTCTAGGCATTGTCTTCCCCAATATCATCTATCCCGTCATCATTGTAGCCCTCAATCACTATGCGGTCTTCCCATAGGTGATTGGCGAACTCATCAAAAATAGTTCTCCAAGCTATCGGGTCTACATCATACAAGACACGACTAGGTGTGTATATAAGACCTAAGATATTTACCTCAGGTGACGCTTCATCTATATAATCTTTGAATCTATCCTCAGCCTCGCCAAGTGATATAATTTCGTATCTCATTGTTCTCTCCTTGTTTGTGTTTGGTGTGAGCAGTTTATCACAACTTGCTCAGGTTGTCAAGTGTTAGCCTCGTCTTTCAATAACCCTGACTGTGCCCACGTCCCAACTGATAAACTCTCTATCCTCTGCGAACGTGTTGCCCTCGTCTAGTTCTGCCCTGACTATTTTCTTAGCTTCTTCAATCGTGGTAGCCTCGTCAATCTCAATCTCGAAAGTATCTACCATTTGGAACTGAACTTTGTATACTGGCATTTGTTTCTCCTTTGTTGTTGTATCTGTATTATACTCTAGTATCCTGCTTTTGTCAAGATGTCTAGTATCGTGTCTACTTGCTCATCTGTTAGGTTGTCAATCCCGTCTTGGTCCAACAATCCGTCTGGTGTCCAAATTTCCATTTGTTTCTCCTTTGTTTGTTGTGACCATTATACAGCATTATAGCGTTATAGTCAAATCGACACGCCGTCCGTTATCAAACTGTTATAATCTATTTTAGGTATCAAACCTATTCTACCAGAAAATCTTGGCTTTGTCAAGTCTTGTTACCAAATTGTTATAATTGATTTCGGGTATGGTGAATGAGCAGTTTAGACACTTGCTCAGGTGTTGTGGCTTAGCTAAACGATAGAACTATCTCCGCATAGTTTTTGATGTTGGCAACATAGTCAGGATTTAGGCCTAGCGTTTTGCCGTCCTCATCTATTCCCCCAGTTAGAAACGCTGGTCCGTTGATTACTGTGTTAGCAATTCCAGACGCTAGCAGGTTGTAGTCTTCCCGATACAGTCCTTCTTCGTTTACCCATAGTGTCATATCTTCTGATAGGTCTACTGGCTGTATCAATCCTTCTACGATACTTTGCATTGCGTAGAGTGAACCATCAATCTCTTTTGCTTCTACTGTGCCGTCTACATTGATAATTGCTACTAGCATTATTCTCCTTTGTTTGGTGTAGTCATTATAGCATAAGTTGGGCAGTTTTACAAGTTGCCCAGCTTGAGTGTTTTACAATAGTTCGAACGGGTCTCCGTCCCAGTCATCAAAGGCATCAGCTAGGTCTGACAAGTCAGCTTCTCCAGCGTGGTATGCGTCTACTACTTCTTGAACTTCTTCTTTGTCTAGCATTGTATCTCCTTAGGTTTGGTGTTGCTGTGTGTGTATCCTATCATACTTCTAGCCCAGTAGCAAGTTGATTAGCAACTGTGCCACAATCATAGGTAGAACCCCTGTAATCGTTAGCACGAATAGAGTTCCCTTTACTGTGTCCATTGTGTCTCCCTTCTTTGGTGTTGCGTGCCAGCTAGGGACTTGAACCCTAGTGTCTGCCAGTCTGGCTGTGGTGCTAGTTTAGTATACCCCACGCACGCTTTACAATGTTGGCGTGCTTGCTTGTAGTTTTGCTGTGTGTGTAAGCCTTTGGGTGAATTGCTCTCTCTGTGAAGTCTGCTATCTCTACCCCGTAGCTTGTAACTATGTATCTGTCATCTGAGCCAAAGTAAACCCAGCTAGCTTCTAAGGTCCCAGCGTTGAACGCTACTCTCTCCCTTAGCAGTTGCTCAGCCTCTTTGATTGTCTTGATGTATCCCATTTTGTATCTCCTTAGTTAGTTGGTTGGTTGGGCAGTTTAGAGAGTTGCCCAGCTCTTGTCTTTAGTTGCCTCGGTAGTGAGCTATGGTTAGCTCGTCCCGTTGCTCCTCGATTACTCGTTCCGCTTGTCTGTCTGCCTCACGCTCACAGCACTCGTCACAGCAACCGCCTTCCGCTTCCCAGTCTTGGGTGTTGCTCTTGGTTAGTGTTGCTTCGCATAACCAGCAGTCCCAGCCTAGCATTAGTTGCCCTCCCCGTATGGAATAAACTCGATAACTTCGACATCGTTGCCAAAGACTGAGCGAATTGTTTCCTCGATACTGAAACGCTCGTCTTGGTTAGCTTGCTCAGTTCGCAAGTCTAGAATCTCAAACATCTCGTTCACTTTGATACCTTCCCAGTTAGCCACCTTGACTAACTAATCTAACTCTATACCCTGCCCCAGACTTGTCAAATCGAAAACGCAACCTAGACGTACCAAACAAATCATTTTATTAGCCTAAATACAGGCCAGAACCGCGGGGCACCATCGCATCCACTTCACCAGCATTTCCAATCTTTTCGGCTACAATAACCCTATATGCTAAGATAGCACTATGGCAGAATTAATTGTAAACATAGAAGGCTACGGGGACTACACCCTGAGCCTAGACTTACACGACCCAGGAGAGACTGAGGTGTGGTCAGCAACCTTTGCCGAACGCACACTTGGAGACGAGTGGACTGTGTTCTTTGAAATGGACGAAGATGACTACGAGGTCTGGGACCTGATTGACGTAGCCATTGAAACCTATCGAGACGAATACACACCCAACGAAAACCAAGACTAAAAAAAATTTCTGCATATTTTTAAAACTTAAGGAGCAATATGTCTAGAGGACTAACCGACCCGATTCCAGAACCAGAAGAAGAAAAATCTAATGAGATTGAATCTGTGATTCGGGATATAATCTTGGGCCAGAATAAACTGCATGACCGCCTTGTGCAATTAGAAAAACAGGTGGACCATTTAGTAGATGGATGGAAAGCGGTACCAAAGCCAGAACCAAAGAAATGGCGTAAAGGAATTTAAATGGGGAAAGAAGTTTCAGTACTAGATGAGATGCTGATTAAAGCTGCCGCAGGTGGCAAGTCAGGCACAGAGATGGAAAAGCTAACAGGTATTCCTGCAGCTCAAGCTGTGCTACACGTAAAGCAGTTACTTGCTACCCGTGACATCTGGACTGAACACGAACAGCGTTTGCTACTTCTTGCAGAGATGCACGAACTAAAAGACTCCCTAGCACCACACGCAATCCAAGCTGGTGACCCAGAATCTGCTAGGCTACTACTTAAGACCCTAGAGATAATTGGCAAGCGTTTGGATGGACAACAGCAAGTGTTAGATGAGAACATGATTAAGCTAAGTCATTTCCAAGAACGGGTTCTACTTCGAGCAATGGACACAGCTTTAAACTTTGCCAAGGAACAGCTTGCAGAAAAATACCCAAACATAACAAGAAGCGAACTAGAAGAACTAGTTGCCGATGGTTTACAAAAAGCTAAGTATGAGATAGAAGATAATGAGCCTGTCTGAAGTCTGTAGCTGTGGGGCTTCTTTCACAGCAGAGCGTAGTGATGAATTAAAACTACTAAACTCTTGGCGTACCTCTCATAAGTGCTCTACACCTAAGCAGGGGGATTTAGCAATTGTAGATATGGCTAGAAGCGACATAGCACCTGACCTTACCGAGCCAGAGTTGCACATTGGATTTAGAAGACTAGAGCCAGACGAAGATGATTGATAATGTCATTGACGGCGTTATTGCAGACTTACGCAAGCGTAGCAAAAACTCTGTTTATTTAACAGACCCAGAGGCTTGGGCATCAGATGTACTGGGTAAAAGTCTTTGGTCTAAGCAGCAAGAGATTGCCAAGAGCGTAGTTCACAATACTCACACCGCTGTAGTTTCTTGTAACGGTGCTGGTAAGTCTGCACTTGCAGGTATTCTTGGAGCATGGTGGGTTGCAGTTCACGACCCGTACGAAGTTGCCTTGATTTGTTCCGCACCCACCTACCCACAGATTGCCAGGGTTTTATTCCGTGAACTTAAAGACAATCACAAGATTGCAGCTGAGCGTGGGTTTTCACTTCCTGGGCACATCAACCAGTCTGAAGAGTGGAAGCTTGATGACAATTACGGCACACTGATTGGCTTTGGTCGTAGACCCGCAGATACTGACATCGTGTCTGCCTTCCAGGGTATCCACCGTAGGTTCGTGTTTGTAATCCTAGATGAGGCTGGTGGTATTCCGCTTGACTTGTATACCGCTACCGAAGCTGTTACCAACACCGCCGATGCTAGAGTACTTGCAATTGGAAACCCTGACCGTAGAGGCACAGAGTTTCACCGAATCTTCCGTGAAGACCCTACTTGGAATAAGATTTCTATTTCAGCCTATGACACACCTAACTTTACTACTGAGGTTGTGCCAGAAACTTTAAAGCCTTTGCTAATTCAAAAAGAATGGGTAGAGAAACAAAAGATTTCCTGGGGAGAAGAATCTGCTAGGTTTAAATCTAAGGTGCTTGGCGAGTTCCCAGATGAAGCTGACAACACGTTCTTTTCTCAAAGCACAATTGATAAAGCTATTGACACTGAGATTGTAGAAGACAATGAAAACCCTGCAGTTTTCGGCGTTGACCTTGCACGCTTTGGTGAAGACGATTCTGTTGTGTACATTAACCGTGGGGGTAGATGTCGCAAGCTTGATACTTGGTCCAAAGCTACCGCTATCGAGTCAGCAAACAGAGTTCACAGGCTAGCACTTGAGCATGGCGTAGATGAAGTCCGAGTGGACGCTGCAGGTTTGGGTGGACCAGTGGTAGATATGCTAGCCAATTTAGCAGGCGAGAAGTATGTTGTTATCTCTATGCTAGGTTCTGCTGCAAGCCCAGATAGGATGAGGTGGCTTAACGCCCGTGCTCATATCTACGATACACTTAGAGAGAATATGTCAGGTGGCAAGCTAGACCTAGACCCAGACGATAAGACCCTGCTAGATGAAATGCTTATGATTCAATATAAGTTCTCAAGCAAGGGTTCTATTCAGATTGAATCTAAGGATGAGATGCGTTCACGTGGCGTAAAGTCTCCTGACAGCCTGGATGCACTAACATATGCTGCTGCAGACCTGTCTCACATAGTAAATGCCAGCTATAAAGACAAGAAAGCTGGCGATTTAATCAGCTATGATTACAATATATTAGACAATCAATACCCTTTCTATAAAGACTGGGTATGGTAAACTATACTTTATAATAGTTTTTATATAACTTTAGGATGTTTTTAATGGACTTTAACAAACTTTCAGAGCAGTTTAATTCAACTTTAGCAGAGAATGAAATGCTTCGTGAGAGCTATACTTCCATGGCTCAGGCAGTACTTGCCTTTGATGATTCAGGCTGGAACCCATCTGGTGCAGTAACTGAGAAGGGTTTTACCCTAGCACAAGTAAAAGATATATCTAAGAAGGCAAGACAGACCTCAGAGGGTAACCCGCTTCTAAAGCGTGGCTCTGCACTTAGGACTTCCTACATCTTTGGTCGTGGAATTAATTTTAACGAACAACCACCAAGAGTTAAAAGACTTATGGAGCTACAACAAAACCAAGATGTTTTGTTTTCCCCAGAGGCCCAGGTAATTAACGAGCGTAGCCACTTCACCGATGGACAATTTTTTATACTTGGAAACCTAAGTACTAAGTCTTTTCAGCGTATTCCATTTGACCAAATTAGCGCTGTAGTTACAAACCCAGATGACGATGAAGACATTTGGTACTACCGTAGAACTTGGACACGTAAAGCATCAAACCTTCTAGGTGCAGGTGGTTCTGATGAACTACTTAACGTCTGGTACCCAGCTGATACTTACAAGCCAGCCAACGGAAGATACGTTGCAAAAATTGAAAACCAACAAGTTGATGTAAACTTTAGATTATTTGCATCTCGTGTAAACCGCAGGGCTGGTTCTATCTGGGGTGTACCAGATGCTTTCCCAGCTTTGCCTTGGGCACACGCATACAACGAGTATCTAAAAGATGGTTCACGTATGCTAAAAGCTTTGGCTATGTTTGCTTGGCAACTAAAGACTAAGACTCGTAACGGTGCAACTTCTGCTGCTGCAGCTATTGCAACTCCATCATCTTCTGGCTCTACCGCAATTGTTGGAAACGACATGGAGCTATCAAGCTTACCCCGTGCCAGTGCTGTTGACCTTTCAGATGGAAGACCACTTGGTTCTATGGTTGCGAGCGCATTGGAAGTTTCAGTTGTTGCCTTGCTATCTGACCCAGGAACTTCTGGTGCTTACGGAACCGCACAGACACTTGATGTTCCTACTGTAAAAGCAATGGAAGCCAGACAGCACGTATGGACTATGTTCTACAAGAGAGTTATGGAGTTCCTTGGCTCTAGAGATGTAGAGATTAACTGGCCTAAGATTGAGACCGAATCCAGCCAGAGAATGATGCAAGCTCTTGCTTTGGCTAGGGAGACAAACGCTATCTGGGATGACGAATACCGTGAAGCAGTTATCGAGACTCTTGACATTCCAAGACTACACGCAGGCCTGCCACCACTTCCTGGTGAGCAAGCTCAGGATGCTGGTTCTGCAATTCCATCTCAGGGTAACACTGGAGCTGTTGGTTCTTTACAAGATAATGCAAACGACCTAAGAGACGCAGACGCAACTCCCGTAGCATAAGTTCGTAGTATGCTATAATAGTATCTGTAGGTATAACTATATGGAGAATTTTATGAGCGTTGAGCTAAGAGAAAATCTTGGTCTTACTTTTGAACCCGCCAAGGGCAACAAATGGAAAGTTAAAGTCATTGAGGCTGGTTGGGGTAGCTCAGGTTATTACCCAGCACAAATGCTTCGTGAATACGGACCAAGCGTATTTAAAAAGGGCACTAAAGTTTTTATGAACCACCCTTCAGTTAATGAAGAAAATGACCGTCCTGAAAGAGACGTTGAGAAGCTAGCTGGTAAACTTACCTCCGATGCTTACTTTACCGAAAACGGACTTGTCGCAGAAATTCAATTTTACTCCCATTACGCTCCTATTATCAAGGAGATGTATGAGGATGTAGGTTTGTCTATCCGTGCACTTGGCGAAGCCAGCATGGGCGAGGCAGAGGGTCGTGAAGGACCCATCATCGAAAGTTTGGTAGCCGATGAGCTAACAAGCGTAGATGTTGTAACCGTAGCTGGAGCTGGAGGGAAATTTATTTCTCTTCTAGAAAGCTACACCAGAAAAGATACTGCTACCATTGAGGTAACAGAATCCTTATCGGAAGGAAATGGAATGTCCATTAGCAAGGAAGAATTTGACGCAGCTATTGCTGACCTCAAAGCTGCCTTCGTTGAGGCAATCTCGCCTGTTATCGAATCAGTTTCGATTTTGGCGGAAGCAGCTAAGCCTGCTGAGGAAGAAGAAGTTGCAGCTGAAGAGGAAACTCTTGAGCCAGCTATCGACCCAGTAGACGTAGCTACTAAATTCAACGAGTCAGGCCTACCTAAGCTTGCCCTTCAGCGTGTAGCTGAGGCAATGAAGGCTGGTTCTGAAAAGTCCGTAGACGAACTAATTGAAGACGAGAAAGCTTACGTCACCGCAGTTAGCGAATCTGTAAACGTCCCCGCAGCTGACACCTATGGTGTTATCCACGAGGCATCAAACATCAGCCCAGTTGACGAGCTAGACGCAATTGTGTCTCGCATCGCTGGCAAGTAAAGTAAGGAATAAGTAAATGGCTCTTAATGAAATTTACAAGCACGCCAATGAGCTAGTTTTCCCTGTACACACTTCAGTTGACTCTGGAGATGTTGTAAAGGTTGGAGACATCGTTGGAGTTGCACAAGAGGACGCAGTAACTGGTGAAGATGGAAACACTTATTCCACTCTAAAGCTAGACGGCGCTTTCGAAATCGCAGTAAAGTCTGGAGACACTTTTGATGTCGGCCAGAAGGCTTATGGAGTTGCCAACTCTACTTCAGGAATTGTTCCAGAAGTACAGGAATCTTCCACTAGCGCTAAGCTAGTTGGACACGTTATCAAGACCAGAACTGGTTTTGCTGTCGTTCGTCTGGCTCAGAACTAAGGATAGGGAAAAATGACTGAAAACACTACATCAAGACAGGTTGAAGCAGCTAAGCTTCTCGAAGGTGCACTTCGTGGAGACCGCCGTGACAAGCTAAAGCTACAAGAAGGTATCTCTACAAGCGACCTACCTATCCAGCTAGCACCAGTAATCAACAAGATTCTATTGCAGAACTACGCAGACACTCCAAAGGTCTGGGACCGTTTCGCAACTCGTCTAGTTGTTGATGACTTCCGCAAGCAGCAGTTCCTAAACCTTCGCTACGAGGACGCAGGACTTGACAACCAGGGAGACACCTTCCGTGAAGGCTCACTTCCTACCGTTGGCGAGTACGATGAGTACCCAAGCGCAGGATTCTTCTCAGTAACTGAGGCAGACTTCGCAGTTAAGAAGGCTGGACAGAGAGTACGTTTCTCATGGGAAGCTGTTGTTAACGATGGAAACATCTCATTGCTAGAGCGTCTACCAATCGAGCTAGGCCTAAAGGCTGCTGGAAAAGAAGACGAAGAAGTTACCAAGCAGCTTGTTTCAAGCTCAGGTCTAAACACCGCTAACTTCAAGTCAGCAAACAACAACCTGTTCGCTGCAAACGGTGCGCTAACTCTAGAGAACCTAGAGAAGGCTATCCAGGCTGCAAACCTACAGCAGTACAACGGCAAGCTAATCCAGCCTGTAAGCCGCTTCGCATTGGTAATCCCACGTGCGCTTGAGCTTACTGCACGCAAGATTCTTGCAGTTCAGACTGTTGAGACATCAGCTACTGTTGGTTCAATCGTAACCAAGACCATCACTGGAAACCCAATCGGTTCTCAGGTTGAGATTGTTGTTAACGACTGGATTACAAAGATTAACTCTGGTGCAGGTGCCTACTGGTTCCTAATCCCAGTACCAAGCGCAACCCTAAACCCAAGCGTAGTTCTTGGCTTCCTTCGTGGCTTCGAGGCTCCTGAGCTTCGTGTCAAGTCTGCAGCTGGAGTTGCTCTAGGTGGAGGAGACGTTCCTGAGAACTTCGGTTCATTCGATAACGATGACTGGCAGATGAGAATCCGCCACATCGCTACTGGTGGATTCTTTGTTCCTGCTGGAACTATCGCTTCAACTGGTGCAGGTAGCTAATAGCCCTACATCCCAATAAGATTGCCCCCTCTTCGGAGGGGGTTTTCTTTTATCCGCACAATGTGCTATAATAGATGAATAATTTAATAGGGGCATAATTACAAAAGACCAGCACTAAGGAAACGAAAGGTGGTCCAATGAAAAAGCTTATAATAATTTTAACGCTAGCACTAGCTCTCGTAATTTGGGGGCCAGAAGCTTACGCAGATACTCCTGAGAAAAACCCTAATCCTAAACAAAGTTATTCTTCTTTTATTCAAATGTTAATAGAAAATAAAAAAGCTGAAAACCTTAGAATTAAAAATGAAGAAATTAGCAATCAGTTAAAAATTAGAACTGAAAAAACAAATAACAGAATAGCAGAACTAAATACTTATGTTGGTAAAACGTGGTATGTATTTGCTGGCTCTACACCTAAGGGCTGGGATTGTTCTGGATTGGTTAAGTGGTTTTACGCTGACCTTGGAGTAGACCTTTACCACTCAGCTGCAATACAAATGTTATCTGGAAATTTAGTGCATGAACCACTTCCTGGGGACATTGTTTCTTTTACATCTAGCAATGGCAAAACTGCCTACCACAACGGTATTTATATTGGCGATGGTTTTTACATTCATTCTCCAAGACCTGGAGTAAAAACAAAAATATCTCATCTGTCAAGTTACGGTGAAAACTACCCAGGAATTACGTTTACAAGGATAGAATACTAGACAATGGTATAATAGTCCTCCAACCCCAAACTAGTAATTAACCTTAAAGGAGGACTTTAAATTTTTTCATTCAAACTAACAGAAGAATTTGTATCAGAATACCGCACCAAGAAAGCACCGTTTGGCTACCAAGATGTAGCTGGTAACTCGGTTGGTGAAATAACTTTTCTAAGAACCTACTCACGCCTTAAAGAAGATGGCACCAAAGAAACTTGGGCCGATGTCTGTGAGAGAGTAATTAATGGAATGTACTCACTCCAAAAAGACCACGCAAAGCAAAGCCGCTTACCGTGGAATGACTCTAAAGCTCAGGCCTCAGCTAAAGAAGCTTACGCTAGATTATTTGAGCTGAAGTGGACACCACCAGGCCGTGGCCTTTGGGTTATGGGAACTGAGATTGTAAACAAGCAGAAGAACTCCGCAGCACTACAGAACTGTGCTTTTGTTTCAACGAATGAAATGACAAAGAGCAACCCAGGAAAGCCATTTGCTTTCTTGATGGAAGCTTCCATGCTTGGGGTGGGTGTAGGCTTTGATGACAAGGGTGCTGACAAAGGCTTTGATATCTACGAGCCAGCTGGTGCACAGGAGTATGTAATCCCAGACACCCGTGAGGGCTGGCAGGAATCTACAGTTGCCCTAATTAATTCATACTTAAAAGCTGACCAACAGTTACTTGAGTTTAACTATGACGAGGTTCGTCCCTACGGTACTCCTATCAAGACTTTTGGTGGAACAGCCTCTGGACCAGAGCCACTAATTAAGTTACACAATCATATCAGAAAACTATTTACTGGCAGAGCTGGCGAAAAGCTTACTCGCAGAGACTTAGCTGATATTGGAAATATGATTGGTGTTTGTGTAGTTTCTGGAAACGTTCGCCGTTCTGCTGAGCTGCTAATCGGTAGAATTGATGAT